AACATGGTGGGATGCGGTCAAACAACGGTGGTTTCCTGCGTGGTTAGAGGCAAGGTTCCCGGTCAAATTTGATTTTGTGACTCCCGTGGTTCGCAAAACGACCAAAGTCACCCGCATCTGCCCTCACATGGACGTGCCGCCGGGAGATCGAGATCACTTCGAATATCTGGTATATGATAGGCTGCCGACCAACCGACCGCGAAATAAATCTCTTGACAGCCGCTAATAATCGGTATATACGGAGAAAGAATGAAGTTTCTTGACCTGCTCAAGAGAGTGAAGGCAATGTTGGAGGAAATACCGGCCAATCATACCGGCGAGGTAGTCATGAAATTCCAACTCAACCAGGGAGGCGTCAGGGATTCACAGTTAATAATCAGTAAGACATTCAAATAATCACGGCTTCCATCTTCGCCTCCACGATGTAGGTGGAGCCTCGAACAAATGGCCCGGCAATACGGTTGAATATGACCGCTATAGCCGGGCTTTTGCCGTTTAAAGGGATGAACCGGCGTCCAACCGATCCTAGCCGTTAAACAGGAACAGATGAATACCGCCGAACCTTGCGGCCAAGTCAAGGTGAAACAAAATACCGGGCAACGGTGACTACTTCCGACCCGGACCTTCCGGCCCTGAAATATGGGTGGCCTTGGAAGCACGGCAAGCACTCTGACGCTCCTTGTCGTGGGTAGCGGGGCAAAGAAAGCTACCAGGGGAACAACGAGTACCCCGATTGTGTCAGGATCAATCCTTGAGTCTTAGGGGCAAACCCAAGGCTAAGGGAAGGGGGAAAGTAGATCACAAGAACCAGTTGAGGCACGAAACACTAGAAAGTAACACCGGCACCTTTGCTGTATACGATAAAGTGTTAAGGTATACGATGAGTAACACGAATATAAATAAAGTAACACCGATAGCGTCTAAAGAAGATATCGAACGAGAGATAGAAAGCCTGACCCGTGTTGTGAATAACCTCCCGCTAAGATTAGGCGGGCGGCTTTTGATGAAAATAGCGAAGTTGAAACGGCAGCTTGCGGGCATTTAAGATGGGGTTTTTATGCACGAGCGGCTTAAAAACATCCAACAAGACCAACACAGGAGGTTCACACCGATGAGAGACGGATTACAGGAGGGGTTCAATATCCTCTACGGCTCAGGGGATTCGTATTCACTGGCTTTCTCCAAGCTCACAGAGGTCATAAGAAAGGCTCATGAGGACTATGTTGTTGAGTTCATCGGGGGGATGCAGTTGAAGGATGACGGGAAGAACAAGTTTTTTGCCGTCTTCTCGGCTCGGCTGGTTTTGAAAGATACCTTGAAAGCTGTTTCTGCCATAGCAGAGAAGAAAGCAGAGAGCTACCCCGCTATGGATAAGGCAATCATCGACACACTGGCTGGCAAGGTATCCGAAGGGGAAAACTGATGGCTCGTTTCTTACACCTTGGGGGGTTGAAAAGGGAGTTCCATCATCTCAAAGTCGTCGACCCCGACGACAAGAGCGGCAAGCCCAAATTCGAGCGGGCCATGATGATTTACAAGCCAACACTCAAGGGTAAATCGTTCTGGGTTCCCGACTCCTGCGGATGGAAATACCTCGACCCGAAAGATAACGCCGACGTTCACGAACAGGATAGCAACGACTTTGCCGATCTGATCCGCGACATGGCACACGCAAAGAAAATGCAGCCGTTTGGTGACTTCACAGATGAATTCGCTGCCCTGACGATGGCCAGCAGTCTCTATATCCTAGAGAAATTCCTACGATGCACCACATATTCACTCGTTAAGTGCCTGCAACTCCTTGATATCCCTGTAAACAAACCCGCGATATTCCAGATCCTGATGTTCATCCAGGACGGACTGCGCGAGCTGCAGCGCATGAACCTGCCGATTCCCGAGACCGAGATCGAAACAGGCCTCGACATGAAGATGACGTTTCACCGGGACGACGATGTAAAGGTCATCGAGGCACCGCTTACCATCAAGGAAGGCGAATCTAAGACAGGGATGGCTCTATAATGGCGAAAGCCCCCAAACGACATCCACTCGAATCAGAAGAGATGCAGAAACGCCTTCAGACGTTGCAGATATACCGGCGTCAGGCTAGGCTCGCGCACCTTGACAACCGGCAGCAACAGGCCATAGACGCCGATTACTACGACGGGATACAGCTCACCAACGACCAGCTTGCCGTTCTCGAAGAGAGAGAGCAGCCCGTTCAAGTGTGGAACATAACCAAGGGCGTGGTTAACTGGGCGCTCGGCACAGAGCAGAAGAGCCGCTTCGATATCAACGTCCTCCCCCGCAAGAAAGCCGATGATAAAGACGCCAAGACCAAGACCAAAGTTATAAAATACCACGACGACATGAGCTATGCGGCTTACGTTCGCTCCCAGGTGTTCGCCAACGCTGCCAAGGTCGGCGTCGGTCATCTAGATATCGGGGCCAAGGCCGATCCAGAGAACCCGCTATATTACGCCAACATGGACTGGCGGGATATGTGGTGGGATTCTCTGGGGAAACGGCTCGACCGGATGGACTGGCGCTATTACTTTATGGAGCGGTGGGTTGACCTGGACATTGCCGGTGCTCTATTCGAGGACCGTCAAACTGAGCTGGAAAACGCCGCAATCGACACGATCAGCCGTTATCCGTACAATCCGGAGGACTCCTACGTTTTCGATGATGCGACCGATGGGGTCACGATGGATTATGGCATGACGTTCGGCCAGACCATCGAAGGTTTCAGGAACAGGGTCAAGATCATTCACATGCAGTACCGGATCCCCGACAAGGTTAAGGTCCTGAACATCAAGGGGGAAGAGTACGGAGCCTATGACCATGTGATCTATCAGGACGATAACGATGTCCACAAGCATCTGGTGAAGTACGGGTCCGCCGATCTGGAAGATGCCAAGCGCATGACCGTGAGGCATGGCCTATGGTGCAATTCGATATTCCTGCGTGATTTCCCGACTCCTTACCATCACAACCAGTTTTCATGGGTGCCGGTGTTCTGCTATCGCCGGGACCGTGACGGGATGCCCTACGGCCTGATTCGTGACATGCGCTCTCCCCAGGACGATGTGAACGCCCGGAAGATGCGAGCCTACTTCCTGATGTCCGCGGAGAAAGTCATCTACGAGCAGGGAGCTATCGACGAATCAACTCCCGCAGGGATTGCCCGGTTTGCCGACGAGTACCGGCGCCCTGACGGGATTGCAAAAGTAGCGGCCGGCGCGCTCTCCGGGCAGAAGATTCACTTCGAGAACGGCATGGCGAAGGCCCAGCAGGAAGCCGCGGTTGCAAGGGAAGCCGAGCAGTTCATGCACAATATCGCAGGCGTGACCCCCGAGCAGCAAGGACAGAGCAAACGGGACCTGTCAGGCGTGGCGATCAAAGCACTTGAACAGCAGGGAAGCAACCAGAATTCCAGCCTGTTCGATAACTATTTCTTCGCCATGCAGATGGCCGGCGAACTTCAACTCTCCAACGTCGAGCAGTTCGACAACACCGAAAAGGTGATGAGGATTACCGGCGAAGAGCAGAAGCATGAGTTTGTCACCATAAACACCGTTGACGAAGAGGGGAAACCGACCGATTCGATTACTCGTGCCAAGGGTGACTTCAAGATATCAAAAACGGATTACCGCGAGACGGTCCGGCAGGGAATGCGGCAAGAACTCGGGGAGCTCATCCAGAATCTCGTTAAGGTTGGCGGCAAGGCCCAGGAGTGCGGCGTCGCCATGCTCGACATTTACGTTGACCTCTACGACGATATGAACGCCAAAGAGGAGATGGTCGCCAGGATCAGGAAGATAACAGGGCAGGAAGGTATCGACGACGACCTGACTCCTCAAGAGAAACAGGCCAAACAGCAGGAGCAGGCCGCGAAGCAGAAAGAAGCCGCTGAAATGCAGGCGATTCAGAAAGAGATGCTGCAGCTCGAAGTGAAATTGAAGCGGGCAGAGGTTGACAGCAAAGAAAACAAGGCGATCTTGGACGCAGTAAAGGCGGCATCGGAACGGCTGAACATGCTGATGTCCGCCATGGAGACGGCGGGGGCGGTATCTATCGCCCCGGGTATCGTGAAGGCAGCCGACACGTTGATTGAAGAGGCTGACGCCCTCGTTAAACATCCTGACCAGCAAGGGACACCGGCAGCGACACCGCAACAGCCACAACCAGCGATAAACCCGCCACAGGTGGGCGATAATACAGGACAGCCGGGTGGGCAAAATGTTGCCTGACGGATGGGACACTTATTATTATTGTTGGGTATTGGATGAGTCCATAACTGACCCTTGTGATTGTCATCCAAGGTGTCCATCATACGAGATGAAACAGTTAAGGCTAGAAACGAGGAGGGCTTGAACAATGGCTAAGAAATCGGGAATGGTGGCGCAGCCATACGACGATAACCACTGGGAGAAAGAGGAAGATGTCCGCGCACTCGCCAGAGCGGCAGCAATCAAGAAAGACCCCGTGCGTCTCAAGGCTGCCCACAGTCACGCCAAGACGATGAAGGCAGAACACATGAAGCGCAAGGCTGAATCTTCCGAAATATGCAAGATGGCCGATAAAAAATAACAGGAGGTATCAGGATGTTTATGCACAAGTTTATCAACAGGGCAATTCTCTACGCTCCGCCTACCGAGGGGGGAGGGATCGAAGTCGAAGCAGGGACCGGCGGCGAATCTACGGCAGAACCCGGCATTCCGGCAGGATTCACCAAGTCACAATGGGAGAACCTACTCCCCGCCGAGCGCGTGGCGTTTGGGATCACCGACGAGCAGATCGAAGCCGCCGAGGGTGGAGAGCTGGAAGAAGATGAACTTGACGACGCCCTTGGAGAGATCGGCGAGATTAAGGAAGGTGAGGAAACGCCCGAGCAGAAAGCGGCAGCCGATAAAGCCGAAGCCGACCGCATAGCCGCCCTCTCTCCCGAGGACAAAGAGAAAGAAGAAGCGGCCAAGGCTGCCGTTGCGGAAGTCATCCCGACCGATGAAGAACTCCTATCGCTCCGGATTAACATTCCCGACTCCGATATCCCGTTGCCAAAGGTAGAAGTCGAAGTCCCGAAGGAACTGGCAGATAAGATAGTCGCGCTCAAGGCGAAGCGAAAAGAGGTAAACGACTGGTTCGACGAGGGAGAGAAGCCGGACAAGACCGAATTCACCAAGAAAGACCTCCGCGACGCCCTCGACGAGATCGACGACGAGACCGCCACCATCAACCAGGAGATTGCCGAGCTTCGCATGGAGGCCCGTATAAGCCAGCGGGACGTTCAGAAAGAAAACGCTATCTGGATGGCAGAGCAGAAGGCTTTTGTGGCCGCAACCCCTGAGTACAGGGAGAAGGACGCCGAGGGGAAGATCACGGACAAGTCCGCTATGCTTTTCTCTGCATTCGCTTCACGGGTGAACGTGCTCCTGAAAGACCCCGCGAACGCCGGCAAGTCCGGGATGCTGATTCAGATCGAGGCCGACCGCGCAGTACGCAAGGCGTTTAATCTGCCGGCGCGGGGGAAAACAACTCCATTGGCCACCCAGGTGGTAAATGGCAAAAAAACACCGAAAGCCCCGGCCGCAACTGTGCCAGCCAGTGTGGTGAACCTGGGTGAACTCCCGGCAGCCGGCGAGCATGATGCTGACCCGTTTGCCAACATCGACCGGATTAAGGACCCGGTTGAGAGGGAAGAAGCCCTTGCCAGGATGACGCCACAGCAGGAAGCGGCGTATCTGAAAGGCGCGAGGACTTAATGTCCCGACTTCTAAAGGAAATAAAGTTTGGGAGAGGGATTCAGTTCACTATTTTGGGCCAGATTATAACCCTTAAATTCCGGCGTTCCGATTACATAGAGAATGCCGTTAAAGTAGTGTTTGAAGCAGACCCGTCAGTAAGGATTACAGACTTGACGGACATCCATAATCACCAGGACGGCGAAAAAGGAGGACAAAATGGCACAGACCACAGTCGTGCATAGTTCCGTCCAGGCCGTCCAGCGGTACTCAGCGATGGTCGCGGTGGATCTTGCGAGAGAGGGCTACTGGAACAGCAAGTTCATGTCCAGCGGCAAAAACCCGACGATGCCTATCTGGCGTCTCACAGACCTGGAGAAGATGAGGGGCGAGTCCGTTCGCTACTATCTCTCTCTACAGCTCCGCGGCAAGCCCGTCCAGGGCGAACAAAAGGCGGAAGGAACCGCCGAGCAGCTCGACACTTACAGCGATCTGGTTTACGTTGACCAGCTCCGTAAAGTCGTGTCCTGCGGCAACACCAACGACCAGCAGAAAACCATGCTGGAATTCCGCGAAATCGGCCGCGCCCGCCAGTCCGAGTACATGATTCGTCTGTTCGACGAGACGATCACCATGTACCTGTCCGGCGCCCGCGGAAGTAATACCGATTTCATCGAGGCGACCGACTTCACCGGCTACGCCAACAACTCGTTCGTTGCTCCTGACTCCTATCACCAGATGTTCGGTGGCGACGGGTCGGCAACCTCGACCGGAACCCTGACGGCTGACGACAAGTTCGGGCTGAAACTGCTCGACAAGGCAATCGCCAAAGCCAAAACCATGGGCGGTGGCACTGCTCGTATCCCGAAGCTCACGGCTCCCAAAGTCGGCGGCAAGAAACGCTTCCTGTGCGTCATCCATCCGATACAGGAATTCGACCTGAGACGTGAACAGGGCGAACTCGGTTGGGCGCAGATCACCAAGGCCCTGGCTACCGGCGCCAACGAATCCGAGAGCAATTACACCAAGGACG